CTTTAGCATTGAGCCCGCCTTCGGGGTTCTTGCCCTCTTTGCGTGTCCAAGCGGGTGACTTAGCCATAGAACACCGTGACCGATGAGACGTTGGTTGGGACAACCCAAATGCCGGTTTCAAACAACACGCCTTCACCGGGCAACAGCATGTGCTGTGTGTCAGCGACGCCAGCCGTGGCAATGTTGATCTTGACCGTGCCGCCATCGCCGTCTTCAATCTGCACCGAACCGGCAGTGCCAGTCGTCACAAAAGACAGGGCTTTGACACGGGCGCGAGCCGCATACGCAGAACCTTCAGCGGTTACTGTCGCGGCTTTTACGTCGGTTTGCATACCCATGATTCAACTCCTTAAAGTAAAACATCCCCGACTGGCGGGGTAGGAGTGAATTAGCCAGCAGAGACGGCCAGCGTACCAGCGTTGTTCCAGAGCGCACCAGCAACACCGGGATCAGACGTAGGGACAATGATCACATTGGCCGTACCCGACAACGTGGCATTGCCAGAAGCGGTAATGGTGGTTGCAGCAACAGCAGCGGGAGTGGTGCCGCCGATAGGACCCTCGAAGCCGTTGGTCGAGGCAACGGGGCCAGAGAAAGTGGTGGTGCCCATGATTTTTCCTTCATGCGGTGGGGTGCATCAGTCTGCATGAACGTCAGCCGGGACTGTCTGATACACCGGATAACCCCGGTTTTTGGCAATGTATCACGAAGGATCGGTTGGGTCAATTAGCTTGTTTGACTTTTCTAGGTTTTGCGCTTGGGTGATGACGCGCAAGTTCCATGGCACATGAAGCCCACATACAAACTCCCCACGCAGCGGAATGATGTGGTCAACCACGTACTGCTCACCAGTCGTCTTTGTCATAGTAATAGCCATCTGGTATAGCTGGCGTATCTCCGTCTTCTCTTTCTTAGTCAACCACGGAGGCGTGGCATCGCGGTGTTTCCTTCGACGGGCTTTTGTGTCCGCACGCACCCATAGACTGTTCCTGTCTTTCCAAGCCTTTTGGTATTCGCGCTTTACTTCCTGGGGGCGCGTAGCGGCGCGTTCGATAACGGCGTCCCGATTGCGTAGGTACCAGTCGTGTTTAGCGTCCTTAACATCTTCTCGCTTGTTGTACTCCGCGAAATACTTTGCACGAGTAACCGCGCTTTTGCGCCCCTCCTCCCTTACACACTCCACGCACGCCCCTTTAGTTTTGCGTGGTGCAATATGGCCGTGTTTGCATGGCTCTCCGGTGAAGTAGTGCGTAGCCCCCGTTGCTTTTGCTTCGGCTCGGGTCTTTGGCAGCTTTGAAATATCCATATCTGGCTCCTGTGACTTAGTAACAGGTAATGTACCAGCGGCACCTCCCAAAGTCAACAGGCAAAGAAAAAGCCCTCCGAGGAGGGCTCCAAATCAGGCTAAGTGCTTGATTTTGTTGGTGGTTTTTAGGCAGAGCCTGGAGAACCGTAGATACCCAGCGGATCGCTAACACCAAAGCTGTAACGCTCACGGGCCTTGTAGCGCACGTTGCCGGTATCGAAGTCTCCATCCATGCCGGTGGTCATACCCGCACGCACGAAGTGCTTCAGGCCATTGGGCACATCGGTCAACATGAACCAAGCGTTGGTGTCGGTCAAGAAGTGGTTGACCGTGTAGCCGCCGGGGATAGAACCCATCGACTTCAACGCGTTGATGTCATTGTCAGCCGTGGCGACACGCAGGTCGGTCTTCATCAGACGCTCAGCAACGAATTGCAGGGCCGGAGGAATGACCAGCTTCTTGGGCTTAGCAGCGATCAACAGACCACGCTCATCAGTCCAAGCGGCGATCTGAATCACGGCGTTTTCCAACGACGTTTCGTTCAAATCAACACCGACTGCAGGGCGGTTGCTGTTGGTGCCACCACCAACCAACGGATGGTCAGTTGCGCACAGAGACTTGCCGTCACCATAGGTGGTGCCAGCAGCAAAGGCGTTGTTCAACACCGATGCGGCTTTGACCTGCTTGGTGTACGCCATCGCACGAGCCAAGGCCTTGGTATAGCGGCTGGACAAGCTGTCATACAGGTTGTCTTCCACTGCTTCTTCCGTGATGGCGAAGCCCATGGCAATGGTTTCGTGGGTGTAGCGAGCCGTCCACGCTTCTTGTGCGTTGTCATACGCAATCGAAGCGCCTTCAGCCTTCACCGGGGCGGTACCAAAGCCAGACAGCTTGGTCTCTTCTTCAAACGAACGATCGGAACTCTCGGTTTCGTAGATTTCCTTGTGTTCTTCGCCGTACTTTTTGTACTCCAAGCCGAACAATGCGTTCAAGCCGGGCAGAAGCTCCTTCAGGAGCTGGGAACGTGAAATAGCCATGATTTAGCTCCTTACAGACCAACGTTATTCAAGTACGAATGAGCGCTGGGGTTGAACTTCACATACACGTCAGTGTAGCTGTCGCCGGGGGTAGAGGCGAAGCCAACAATGCGGAATGCGGCTGCAGTGGTTTGAACGGTAGCGTCCAAAGCGCTGGTCGAGTTGCCGGTACGAGTAGAACCCGTGCTGGTGCTCTGCACAGCGGCAAAGAACGTGTTGGTGCCCAAAACAGTTTGAGCGCCAGAGCCATCCAATTGAGCTTGGAAGATCACGTTGGGGTCGGTGACAACCTTAGCGCGAACATCGCCAGTCGTACCCGAAGGGTAGTACTGCGACCAGATACGTTGACCTTGGGCGTTGGTGTACTCGCAGCCAACGAACACGCCAATCGCGCCAACACCAGAGCCACCCAAGTTGTTGGTGGTGATGTCTGCGCCAGTAGCGGTCGAGATTGCGATGTAGCCGTCAGCGCCAATGATGACAACTTGGCCATTGAAAATGTTGGTAGCTTCCCCAGCCGGGTCGATCAAGAATTCCTCGACCGCGCCAGCGTAGGGCATACCATCAACACGCTTGACGGGACGAAGCCCGTAGGGTGCAGCAGTAGATGCCATTTCAAACTCCTAAAAATTAGGTACCGTTTCCAAAAGTCACCTTGGTGCGTCGCTCGTTAAAGACCGGCATCCGAGGATCGTTTTCACGCATGAAGTTACTGTCCACGGACTGCATCTGAGCTTCAGCTTGCTGCTGGTAATACTCATCACGCTGTTCCATGAATTCAGCAGGGATTTTGCAAAGCATCAAACCGCCCACTTGGATCGAGTCCGGGAAACGAGTGTTCTGTGAACCAGCGACAAACGCTTCAGGGTGGTCTGAGGCCTTCACAGGCTCCCAACCTTCGCGGAGTTTTGCGGAAATGTTCATGGGGTCGTCTACGTTCATCGTCGACAAACGCACCCAACGAAACGCATAACCTTCTTCGGGATGAACCTCGGGCAGTAGCGCAGACGGCGCCCAGCGACTGGGACGCTTAGATGCAGCACGAGACTCAGATTTGCGCGAAACGCGGTTATCAGTTTGTTCCATTACATTTTCCTCATTTCTTCCGCAACCGCACGGGCGTACTGCTCATTCGTCAGTCCGAGCCGCTTGGCGATGGCCACTTGTGATTGTGTGAGCACGATTTTCTTGGGGGCTGTGCTACGCGTCGCAGGGGCCACTACGTTGGATTTGGTACGCTGAGATTTAGGGGCTTCAGCGCTTTCCTCGGCTCCAAACTTGGCCGGGAAATTTTTCCGCAGGTCGCTGTCAATACGCTTGTAGTATTCCTTGCTTCCCGCTTGAATTCCGTCGGATGTGATCTCGTCATGCAAGCCCAAAGCATAAGCTGTCAGTTTCTTGTCTTGACCGAACCAAGGATTACGCTCTTGCCATTCGGCTAAGTCAGGATCAACAACTTGTTGCTGTTGTGCCGGTTGTGGAGATTCCACCCGTTGCGGTTGAGGTTGTACCTCAGTTTTTGGCTGTTGTAAAGTCTGTGGCTTAAATTTACTGACACGTTCCAGTTTTGCCTGCGCTGTATTTAACGCAGACTGAGCTTCCACCAACGCATCAGAGTCACCAGAATCGTAAGCGTCCTTGTATGCCTTCTTGGCCTGAAGAACTTCATTCTCAGCAACTTTCTTAGCCTGCGCAATTAGCGCAGTCTGCGTCTGGGTGTAAGTACCCTTCAGCTTTTCATTCTCAGCCATCAACTGCTGCGCGTACTGCACAGCCGCCTCACGCTCGCGTAGAGCTGCTTCTTTGGCCCGGCGCTCATCGTGATAACCCTTGGTGAAACGCTTGATGCGCTTTTGCACACCCTCGTCGTACTTGGCCAGCTCCTCGTCAGTCACCTCCTCGGGAGGCTCCTTCATGGGCTCGCGGTCACGATCCTCTTCCGGGGTGTCGTCGACGACTTCAATCTCCGACTCGTCATTATCAGCGCCGCTGTCCACTGTCTGGTTACTCTGCTCTTTTTCCTCGATCTCATCGGGAAACTCGAACTCAACCTTCTCAATATCTGCCATGGTCTACTCCTTACGCACGGCTGATGCCGCGCGGGTCTTCAACCACCGCCTCAACAGCGTCGTCGCTGATTAGACGGAACTCACGCCCGTGAATCTTGATGCGCGTACCGGTATTCGGGCGCACCAAAACAAAATCACCGACATTGCAGCTTGCGCCACTGGGGAAGCGTTTCTCATCCTTGAATGCGTCAGGCCCCATCTTGACAACCCACAGCACGGGAGACAAAAGCTCCTCAAACTGCATTGACTGGGCGGCTTTAGCCAAGCCGCTTTCGTACTGGTCATCAATCTCTGGGAGAGCGCACAGAAGATGATAGGTTTTGGGTTCCGGCACTTGCTTTGCCTTCTGCTCCGCCGTTTCTGGCAGCGTAGAGACAGGCCCGTCCGGGTCAAGGGTCTGACCAATCAAGAGATCACTCATCGTCGTCTTTCAGTTTTTGCAATAGGTTGTTGACTTCAGACTGTGCGAGTAACAACCCACGAGAAACCCCGCACATCTCTTTGTAGGAGGCGTAGTCTTTGGCCACGCCATCCCCCAAACTTTGAATAAACGACTGACGTTCTTCCTCAAGTTTCTTGAGCAAGTGTTCAAGTATCTGCTGTTCCATTCGGCTCCTTCGGTTGGGTCATCTGGGCCATGCGCATGCGGTGGACTTCACCGCCTTGCTTCATCTGCTGCATGCCTTGGGCTTGTTTCTGGGCCATCTGCTGCGCCGCAGCCTGCTGCTGAGCTGCCATCTGCTGCTGGGCCTTCTGCTGCTCAATCTGCTGCTTCATCATCTCGCTGGCCATCTTCATGCCGTGGACTTCTTGCGACTGCATCAGCTCCTGCTGCATGCGCTGCTGTGCCATCTCTGGGTCTTCGCCGCTCTTGGCGGCGTTCTCGCGTGCCTTGAGCCCCAGCTCCTCAGCCTTGATCGCAATGTCAGCCTCAGTCTTGAGCGCCTTGATCTCCGCCTCACGCTCCTTGATGGCCAGCTCTTTCTGCTGCATCTGGATGATCGGATCTTGAGCCATCTTCTGGGCCTGTTGCTGCTGGGCCTGACCCTTGCTCTGCGCCAAGACCTGTTGAGCCGCTTGGGCCACCAGCCGTGACAGCTCGACCTCCACCTGCTCAGGCATGTCCTCATTGGGCGCGGGCATGGGCACACCCATCTGCATCTCGATCTTGCGACGGTATGCAAAGGCCAAGTGCTCGGCAATGTGAGCCTGAATCTCAGCCATCATCTTCTGGGCCTGCGGGTTCTGGCCAATCTGAGCCGCCAACAGCGGATCCTGCATCATGCTGGTGTGCACAGCGATGTGCGCGTCGTGGTCTTGGTAGATGAACGCCTTGGTCGGCTCACCGTTCAGGAAGGCCATGTTCTCTGACACAGGGTCGCGCGGCTTCATGTCGTCCTCCACCGGTACCAGCTTGTCAGCATTCTTGACCCCCAGCACCTCGATCATCTGGCGGTGCAACTGAGGCAGGTCATAAATCTGCGGGGCACTCTGAGAGAGCTGGATCACCGCCTGATACTGCATGATCCGTTGCGCCATGGTCGCGCTGTTGGGGTCAGACACGGGGATGACCTCCACCATGTCATAGTCCGACTGCTTGACCTGACGGTTGCCGCCCTGCGGGTCGTACTCATACTCGTTGGGAGCGTCGTCGCGGATGATGGCTTTCAGGAGCTTGAACTCCTGCTTCATCGAGTAGTGCAGGCGGGCCTGCACAGCGCTCATGGTCTTGAGCTGCCGCTCCAACAGGGCCAGAGTCGTGCCCACCGGGGCATTGGCCGACATGTCGCTGACCTTCATGTCCGCGATAGAGCCCAGACGTCGACCTTCTTCTGTGATCCTGTCCAGCAGCCCGGCCAGCACCTGACTCGGCTCTTTGTATGGCAAAGCCATGATGTTGTCACGCACCGTACCGCTGGGCACGTCCACATCTCGAAACTCACCCGGCCCAATGGGCGTGTCGTCACCCTTGATGCGTAACCCACGCGACTTCAGACCACCGGGCAAGTTTGATAAAGTGCCCGCATCAACCAACTGTCGGATGAGGGAGGTGCCTGCCCGCGCGTAGCCGCCGATCAAATGGATCAGCCCCAAGCCGTACGCACCAAACCCCGGAACATATGTGTACTGTACGACGTGATCGCGCTTGGTGTACGTCTCGTCGCCTTCTTCCCAGTTACGATAAATAGACAGCACCTCAGTGCTCGCCCGGTCAATCGTAATGACATACGGCAGTGCCAACCCGTCCTCGTGCTCGAAGCCCGGCAGGTCGTACAAGACCATGATCTCCAAGACGTTGTAGCGTTCGTCGTCAGTTAGGGTATACCCTTGGTCTTCGGCCTTACGCTCCTCAATGTCACTGTGGATGGTCGTGGGCTCACCAAGGTCAACGTCACGGTAGAACCCCTTCACCTGCAGGCGACGCAGCTCGTGCTTGGTCTTGCGCATCGTGTGCGTGGCACGCTCTGCATCCTGAACGCTGGCGGCGCCGTAGGGAATGATGATGTCCTCTGCTGGGACAAAAATGGCGGTCTGTCGACCCTTGTTCGGGTCTTTGTACACTTTCTTGAACGCAGCACCGGCCAGCCCCAAGTTGTACAGCATGCGCTCATGCTCAGGCCGATACTCAGTCATAACCTCGGTGAGCTGGTAGTTCATGTCCTCGCGCACACGCTCCGCCGCTTCTTCCTTGAGCTTATCAATCGCACCCACGATCTTGGTCTTGACTGGGCCTTGCGCAGGGAACATCTCAACAATAGACTCGGACTGGAACCGGATTGCAGCCTCGGTCAACAGCGTTGAGTACACCCCGCAGGCGTCTTCCCACGGCTCCGTGCGCTTCTCGTACTTCATCCCCAGCACGTCCAAGCCGTCCACGTACATGTCGACCCACTCTTTGCGGCTCTGGATGTCAGCGTCCACTAACCCAAGCAACTCACTGGCAATGGACTGCAGGTCGTTCTCCTCCATGTACTCAGCAAGGTTCGCGTCGAACGGCACGTCCTCTGGCGTCTCCGGGTCGGGCATCAGGTCAATCTCAACCCCGTCGACGCCGATAACCACATCATCTGGGTTCTCGATCTCAATCTCGATAGCTGGCATGTCACCCATGCCCTCCACCTCATCCTCCAGTCCAACGGGTGCTTGATACAAGCTTGGAGCCATATTCGTTGCCATGTCAATTCCTTAGTAAAATCCACCACGTCGTCGGCGGAAAAAGCGCGGTTCTTCCGGCTCATCAGAAGGCAGTCGAATAAAACCCCCTTGCCGAAAACGCATCAACGCTTGAGTCGTTGAGTCAACAAGGTCGTCATTTGTACCGCTTGGGAAGTCATTGCACTCTTCAATGACATCTTGCGCCCACCTGCGAGTCGGTGCCCAAACAATCCCTGACGCAAAAAGGTCAGAAACTGAGTTCACACGCGCTATTTTGTCCTGTCCTTTGCCCGGAGTAAACTCCGAGATGGGTACACCCATCCTCCTCAGCTCTTGGTAGAGCGCTGCACCGTTGGATTTTTTCTCCACCACGAACGCATCAGGCTCCCATTCTTTGTACTCATCAAGCACCATCTGCTTGAGTTCTGGGAACTCCATACGCCTCTTAATAGAGTTCAACAGGATGATGTTGTAGTTGTTCACCTCTTCGTTGAAGAATACCCCCCACGTAGTGAGCGCGTTGTAGTCAGAGCGGTTGTTACTCTCCTGCGCGGCGTCCAACGACATGATGGTGAACTCGCAGTTGGGCGGGTCGTCCTTGTCCCACATCTGCCACCACTCGCGCTTGATCAGCGCACCTTCCTCCGACACGGGGTTCTGCATGTACTGGGCTTGCCAGTACCGTGCATCCATGCTGGCTTTCTTAGACAGCAGCTCCTCTAGCGACCAGAAATCACCCCACAGCGGTTTATCGTTGAGGATGGCAGGGAACTCAACAACCTCCCACGGCTCTACATCTGGCTCACGCGCCATCTGCGAGATCACCTGACCCGTAAGGTCAAGCTTGCTCCACCGAGTCATCACTATTATGATGGCACCACCGGGCATCAAACGCTGAATCGGGCCTGACTGGAACCACTCCCAAGCAGGCAGAAACACGTCTGGTCTACCTTGTTTGGCTTCTTGCTCTGAGTGAGGATCGTCGATGATGAACAGGTCAGCACCCCTACCCGCAAGGGCACCGCCCACACCGATGGCGAAATACTCACCTTGGAAGTTCGTTCCCCACCTAGACGCCGATTTTGAGTCTGATTGCAGCTCAATTTGGGGAAAAATGTCCTTGTAAGCGTCTGAATCGACCAGATTTCGCACCCGCCGACCGAAGTTCACAGCCAAATCTGCTGTGTGAGAGGACATGATGATCTTCTTATGGGGGTGTTTACCCAAGAACCATGCCGGTGCGAGGTAAGAAATCATCTCCGACTTGCCGTGACGAGGGGCAATGTTGACAATTACCCGCTTTTTCTTGCCGTTGGCGATGTCCTCGAAGATTTTTGCAAGCCTACGGTGGTGTGGCCCCACCCTATAGTCTGGATATACGTGCTGGATGAAGGCAAGGAAGTCATCTTTGCCTAGTTGTTGCGCTTTTTGGGCGTACCACTCCTTGATAAGCTCCAAAGTACGGCGTTTTTGCTCGTCCGGCATGGCCGGAAGAGCCGCTTGCAGCTCCTGAATGTGCTCAATCGTCAGATTCAGCTTCGTCATCGTCGTCTTTGGCTTTGGCTTCGACATCTACGATGTCAGCGGGGCGCGGGGCAACCAATTTTCGGGCTTGTTCGAGCGTTTTACGCAGTTCTTCCTCGACTTCATCAATCGACTGCACCTTATGAGTGACCTCGGTGCGCTTTTTGAAGGCATCAACACCGTCAACGTCACCCAAAGCCTTGATGGCAGCGAGTCGAACCTTACCGTCTGGGTGTTCTGTCTCTTGTAGCAGCCTGTTTACTACATATACCTTGAGATCGGCGAAGTCTCGCACGACCATACCGTCATACATAGCCACCATACCTCCTAGATATGCCAGCGTTTCATTCGGGTAATGGGCTAAATCAGGGGAAGTTTTGCCTGAGACGATGGAATTCATGATCTCTTTGGCTTGGCCGCGATGTTCTTCGCTTGGCTCAAGGGGGTTCCCTGTCAGATCGGCCAACAACTTTGCAGTGCAGGCACGCATCTCAATCTCCTCGTGTGGCGCTAGCACGGGGCAGGCCTCTTTAGCCGAGACAGGCAGGGGGATGTTCTCGTCAATATCAGGGATTAAGTCCGACATAGGGAAGCTGCACTACGTTGGTGGTTTGTATAAATATAGCACAGATTGTCAAGAGGAGGTTGGGACTCCTACCGGGGGGTGTTTCTATATTGAGGGGGGTGGGGGCTGGCGGAGTAAAAATAAATGTGGTCTGGGTTTTGGGAATTTGGTGGTGGTTTGTGCAGATTATTGTGTATACGCGGTCGATGGGAACCCGCACGTTTTGTGGGGGGTCGGGTGCCGGTGGGGGCTGAATCCTGCCAAAACTTGACAAACCGATGGGGTTCTGCCATAGTGAAGACACTGCGATGTTGCAGTGATTAGGAGAACCAAGATGATGCAACGCATCCGTGATTGGTATCGCCAGCAGACCAAATACAACGTGCTGGTTAATTGGGATGGCCTAGTGGTTCAACACTGGGCCGACACCTACGCTGAGGCCATTGAATGGGCTCAGTGTTATCCCATCTGCTTCGTGCACTGCACGAAGGCGGGTAAGTTCGTCTGGCTGCGACGCTGGGCGTAATCAACCGGGGGGCGCAAGCCCCCCATCAAGGAGAACAGTATGTTAACCAGACGACATGTCCGAGTCGGACGCGAAGTCCGCATCGGATACTTTCTTTTCGGGTTTAAACGCCCGATCTGGGTGGGTCGCAAGACCCAGTGGATAGCCTTCTAACCCATCAGCCAGCCCTTCGGGGCTGGTTTGATACCAGTTATTAGGCGCCGCGTGCGTGTGCGGGCTGGCCTCGCGGGCAGGGCTGGCGCCTTGTTCAGCGTTCTGACACCCGTCAGAATTTGACAAACTCACCCCAAATCAATACATTTGAAACTGTCAGGCGATGCCAAACGCTTGACGCTTCATTAACTCTCATTAGGAGAATCACAATGGCAACACGCAAAAACTCAGCGGCCAAGCCCGCTCCCGTCGCCCCCGTCGCATCGGTGGAAATCATGGACATGGCCGACGCGGGTTATCGCTTGGGCAAGACTGGCGACACCCTGCGCGACATTGCGCGTTTTGTGCTTGACAAAGAGCCCGCGTTTTTGGATGACCCCAGCGACGCGACAATGACGGCGCTTACCAAAGGCCTTCGCTTGCGGTATCACGAGAACAACCCCAGCAAGTTCTACACGCTCGACTGGGTGCCGTGTACCGAAGGCACAAAAGGCGCGTCCAACAAGATGGACGTTGAAGTGGCTTTCAGTGTCACCCAGCAGCAGCTTGGGGCTCTCAAAACCGAAAACCCCAAAAAGCATGAGTTGGTGACTACGCTTCGTAAGAAGTTCGGCGACTACAAGGCGCAGAATTTAAAGCGCTTGAAGGCCGCAATGATGGCGCTTCAGTCTGGTGAAGGCAAGGCCAAGCCAGCGGCTGACCCGTTCGACGTGTGGCTGAATAAACTTCTCGATACTGTTGAGAAGCGCAACAAAACTGCGAAGTCCCGCGACGATACAACAGTCGTCGACGCGGCCAAACTGAAACGCGCCATTCAGGCCTTCAAGGATGCCCTGAAGTAACCTGCCCAAGCCCAGCCCCTTCGGGGGCTGGGCTTTTTATTTGCCCTTGCCCCGCGATACCAGTTATCTGCGCGCGTGTGTGCGTGGAGGCGACGTTATGCCGTGGGGCTTTGAAACCAGTTATTAGGCCCCGCGCGCGTGTGAGTGTGCTGCACATAGCAACGCGCCACGCCGATTGCAGCCGCCCGTTCCGGTATGTCAAGCTCACTAAACACCGTTCTGACACCTGTCAGAACCTGACATATAAGGCTTGGTTCCAAGGTTCCAACTAAATTGGAACCGGCTGGAACCGTGGAACCGCTAGATATAACTTGACATATAAGGCTTGGTTCCAAGGTTCCAAGCTACTTGGAACCGGCTGGAACCGTGGAACCGACGTGGTTCTTATAAAATCGTCGCGTAACATACATAAGGAACAGCTAAGAATTTCACGTGCTGTCTCTTATATTTTCGTCGCGTAAGATACATAAGCCTAATTTTTGGTGGTTCGGTTCCAGAGTTCCAGCCTCGGTTCCAAAAAAATGTTCGTAAGTGCTTGATTTTAAAGGAAGGTTCCAAGGTTCCAAGGTTCCAAGCAAAATTCGAGTTTGGCGACGGATGAGGAAAGGCAGAGGACATCGGCAAGTGCGAATTCAAAAAACGCAAAAAACCAGCGGATTACCCGCCGTTAGGGCCTAAAAACTGGAACCTTGGAACCGACATACACACTACTACTACATATATATATATATATACTTACTTTTCTTCTTCTCTCACTCCATCTCACCCCATTTTCTTAAAACACTCCACCTAATTTATCGGTTCCAGAAGCACCCCTCATTTTGGAACCGGCCTGGAACCGCTGGAACCACCGGAACCGCTGCCATTTGCACGCCGCAACACCCCTCCCCAACTACTTTATCCAGACACTTGTACTGTTTGTAAAGTTAACCTATAATACGAAGTGTCGGGGGAATGGTTTTTGCCAACGCCGATATTTGCGTGTTTGGTGGCGGCGCAGCCCATGCTGCCCGTCACCGTTTTTTCCTCAACCTCATCAATCACCGTTCTGACAGGTGTCAGAACCAACTCTAGGAGAACCACTATGAAACAAGCAGAAGACACCTACACCATCGACATGTTCGATGAGCCCACCAACACCCA